ATCAGAAGTGTCGCGTAAGATCTAAGAGCGGTCGTTCTAGCACCACGTTCTACTACGCTGATCCTGAGATCATCACGACTCCTCCAACAAAACACTTCGATCTACCTGAGATCTTCTGTCAGTTTGATCTGTCCTCAGACAACCTGCAGACTATTGAACGTGCTGCTAAACTCTACATGGTGCCTGACCTGTGTCTCTACACAAAGAATGGTGACATGGTTCTCTCTGTCACTGACAAGAAGAACGACACCAGCAATGCATTTGAGATTAAAGTTGGCGAGGATTCCCGTGACTTCTGTTTCTGCTTCAAGGTAGAAAACCTGAAGGTCATGTCCCAAGCACAACGCTCTAATGTGTCTGTAGACTACACTGTTCGTATCTCTGAGAAGAAGGTTGCACACTTTGTGGGTAACAATCTCGGTGTCGAATATTTCATTGCACTTGAACCTGACTCTGTATCCTAATTATGTTTCTCTGGGTTGAACAATACCGTCCCAAATCTATTGATGAGTGTATCCTTCCTGACTCTACCAAGGATGTCTTCCGAGGTTTCCTAGATCAGGGAGAGATTCCTAATTTACTCCTTGCTGGGACTGCTGGTGTTGGTAAGACGACAGTTGCCAAAGCACTTTGTACTGAATTGGGTTCTGATTATCTGGTTATCAACGGTTCTGATGAGGGTCGTTTTCTAGATACAGTTCGCAACCAAGCAAAGTCCTTTGCATCTACCGTCTCTCTGACCTCTGAGGCGCGTCACAAGGTCATCATTATCGATGAGGCAGACAATACCACTCCTGACGTACAATTGCTCCTGAGAGCGTGTATGGAAGAGTTCAGCAACGTCTGTCGTTTCATTTTTACATGCAACTACAAGAACAAAATCATTGATCCTCTGCACTCTCGATGTGCAGTGATTGACTTCTCTCTTAAAGGTGCCGAGAAGACTGCCCTGGCAGGTGCATTCTTCAAACGTACTCAGGAGATCTTGACCAATGAGAACATTGAGTTTGAAACTAAGGTGGTTGCTGCCTTGGTCAAGAAGTATTTCCCTGACTTTCGTCGTACTATCAACGAACTTCAAAGATATTCTTCTCGCGGTAAGATCGATGCAGGTGTGCTAGCAAATGGTAGCGACGTTAAAGTAAATGATCTTGTAAGTTACCTTCGTGGTCGCGAGTTTACAAACATGAAGAAGTGGGTGGTTCAAAACCTAGATAATGAACCCATTAAAATCATGCGAAAGGTATACGACTCTCTCTATGATTTTCTAGAACCAAAGAGTATCCCCGAAGCGGTGCTAATTATTGGTGAGTATCAGTACAAATCTGCATTCGTAGTTGATCATGAGATCAATCTCGTTTGTTTTTTAACAGAACTTATGATGAGGTGTGAATTCAAATGACTAAGAAACAACCAAGGCAACAGAAATCTAGAGCGTACTATTATTTTTGGAGTATTATGAGTGCCAGTGTCCTTCTTGGACAATTGTATGTCGGAACTGGTTACCGCGTCCTCCATCAGGATATGCGAGAACTCCTTCAGAAAGTTGATGGTGTTCTTCTTAGTGTTGAAGACCCAACGAAATATCTATGATGGAATTAGAAGACATTGATAGGATTCATAAACTGTTTCCCGTTGAAGTAATGCAGTTCAAGTGCCCCGATACAATTATCGATAACGCACTTGAACTTTTGTATGATGAGGAGTTGGGATTGCATAACTTCCCTAACACTGTCTATACATCACGGGGGGATCTACATAACAGACCTGAGTGGACTGAAGTCACCGAATTTATTCAGCAATGTTTGAATAGGTGGATGGTCAACTACAGGTTGCAGTGTGATGAACTATCTGTGTCTCTAATGTGGGGAGTATTTGCCAAGGCAAACGAGGGTGGGCATCATCCTATGCATAGACATTCCATGTCTGCTGTTTGTGGGGTCCTATACCTGACTGACGGTACCCCTCTGGTCATTCATGACCCTGTTACATCTAGGAATTGGGACACACTAGAAATTATGAGAGAAGATGGATGGGATTGTGAGGTTGAAATCGCAGCAAAACGTGGTAAACTGGTCTTATTCCCAGGTTGGTTGGTCCATGGTTCCCGAAGTAATGATAGAGATACCGAACGTTGGGCGGTCTCTTTCAATAGTTTACCTAGTGGAGATGTGAACAATACTGCCCAAGATTATCCTATGGCACGGATCAAAGTCTTATGAAACAACTATTCTTAGTTGACATTGGCAATGGTAGATGTCTCACTCATGATGGATACATTCAGATAGGTATCTTTAAGCATTCTGTAGAGAAACATCTTGAGTTATGTCCTTTAATTGATTGGCAGGTAACCTATTGGATACCTGATATCTTTGCTAATAGATACAAGAGAGCAAACTTTCAACATACTATGAAAGCAAATGAAGGTTCACCTAGAACTGACAATGCTCTAGATAGTCGTCCACGAGACTTCCCAGATCAAGCAACAAACAGATTGGAACGAACATTATGAAATGCAAGGTGACGTTGTATTTGGCAGGCACAACATTTGAAGAGGTAGTGCAGGCAAAAGATTATGCTGATGCAAAGAAGACTGCTCTAGCACGTAACCCATCAGCACAAGTTGTTGGTGTAACTCGTGTATTTGACTAATGAAAAAACTCAAGACTCCACTGAGGTATCCTGGAGGAAAGTCTAGGGTAGCACCACATCTTATGAAGTGGATACCAAAAGATATTAAAGAATATCGGGAACCTTTTCTTGGTGGAGGATCGATGGCAATCGAATTCACTAAACAGTTTCCTGATTCTCCCGTATGGGTCAATGACAAATATGTATATCTCTACAATTTCTGGATGCAATTACAGAAAAATGGTGACGATCTTTCGGATGTACTACAGGCAGTCAAACTTGAGAACAGTACCGAGGACAAAGCAAGAGAGTTATTTAATTCTGCCAAGACTGATATTGGGAAGGCGGATTCTTTTCGTCAAGCTGTTCTATTTTGGATTCTTAATAAGTGTTCTTATTCAGGGTTGACTGAGAACTCTGCCTTCTCTGCTAGTGCGTCACGTCAAAATTTTACTGTACGTGGTGCAAAGGCATTAGCAGAATACTCCAGTATGATTCAACACTGGCACATCACTAACTTAGACTATACTGATGTGATGATGGATGAGTTATCAGAACCAAAGGATTCTTTTATATTTTTAGATCCACCGTATATGATTAATTCATTCTTGTATGGTTCTAATGCTGAACTACATAAGGGATTTGATCATGAATTATTCTCGCGAACCTGTAGAGAATGCCCACATCAATGGATGTTGACCTATAATGTGAAGGATGAGATCTCTGATATGTTTCAGGGATTCCATCAACGCAACTTTAAGATCACGTACGGCATGCAGCACCGACGTGATAATAGAAAAGAAGAATTGCTGATCACAAACTACAACGTAGAACCACCCACTCCTATTGATTTGCTTTATGCATGAATATCCACTCAAAGATTATCTCAACAGCATCAACCTGAAGCAGGGTGATCTCTCTAATGATGAGAGAGCAATGAAAAAGTATCCACCATACGTTATTAACAAGTGTATGAGTGGTTTCATTGATACTTGTATGCACTCCAACATGATGAATGGTATGTCACATTTGGAGAACGATCTTCAATACCAGTATTATATACATAGTGTTAGGAAATCCAAGCGATTCTCTCCGTGGCAGAAGAAGGAGTCTCACTCCCACATTGAACTTGTTAAAAAATATTATGGTTACAGTTATGAGAAAGCAGAACAAGCAATGCGTATTCTGACTAAGGAACAACTTGAGGTTATTAAAATGAAACTCGATACTGGAGGAAAAAGATGAGCTCGTCTGATGAGATCAAGTGGTCTCAGGACATGATGCTAGAAGTTACCCTCCGCGAACCTGACGACTTTTTGAAGGTACGCGAAACGCTGACACGAATTGGTGTAGCGTCACGCAAGGAGAGAAAACTTTATCAATCCTGCCACATTCTCCATAAAAAAGGTAAGTATTATATTGTCCACTTCAAAGAGTTATTTGCTCTTGATGGCAAACATACGAATATTTCTGAGAACGATTTGCAACGTAGGAATCGTATCTCAAAATTACTATCAGACTGGGGTCTGATTGAAATTGTATTGGAACTTCCTGAAGAAGAACTTGCACCACTAAATCAAATTAAAGTTCTCTCTTATAAAGATAAGATTGAATGGATTTTGGAGAGCAAGTACAACATTGGTAAAAAGAAAACTGCGGTAGAAACACCTGTAGTCTAAATACTTCTACTTTATCTCTTCAGATATGGAACAGAAGGAGAACGATCCTAAGAAGAAAGGTCTTCTAGGTAAAATTAAAGAGGCAGCGGAGGATAAGGAAGAACAACTTGCTATCCTCTCTACCTTTGTCAGACTTGGTATTCTTGTCTGGAGTGGTGGTATACTCACGCTGGCGTATATCAAACTTCCACCTGCACTGGGTATCCCAGAACAAAAGCTGGATCCAACTTTCATAGCCAGTGTGTTCACTGGAGTTTTAGCTACCTTCGGCGTCCAGGCAGCAAAGAAAGCAGGAGAAGGTGGTGGTACTGGTGGTGGTATTACCAAAGAACAGATGGAAAGATTGATTGAGAAAGCAGCACAGACTGCACCTTCACAGACTATTCGTCTTGAGCAGGGACCAATCAAAATTTCTACTGACGACTCATACAAAATGTAACGGAGGACAAAATGCAAAAGGTAATTAATGCTCTCGCAGTAGTATCATTCTTAGGTGTTGCAGGCATCGTGGGTGGTGGGACTTATGTGTATCTTCAGAAGGATGCACTGATCGAATCCGCTAAGGCGAAGATCACTGAAGCAGCAACCGAAGCAATCACTGGCGCTTTGCCTTCTATGGTGGATGGCGCTATGCCAGAACTACCTAGTCAAACTGGTGGAGTTAGTGGAGTTGTTCCTGATATTGGCGGTTCCGCATTGCCATTCTAACCATGAATACTAAACTAAAAATTGTAGTTGGTGCTGTCGGCGGTCTATTCGCTGTTGCACATATTGGGTTACTTGGATATGTAGTTCGCAGTCCAAAGCAACCTGAAATTCCACAGGTTCCTACTATCAACATTCCAAACGGAACTCCTTACTCTTCATATAAAATTGAAGCAGGTAAGGATGGTTATAGTATTGAATACAAGGCCAACGATCCTGCCATTCTAGAGTCACATAAATCACTAGACCTTCAAAAAAATCAAAGTGGTTTCTTTGGTGGCGATAAAAATGAGAACCGTCGTGAGTATCGTAGTGATCAATTCACTATGGAAGGCACCAGAAACATGGGAGGAGGTGCAATTAGTAGTGAGGGAAAGTCTGCAAAAGACATAGAGTGCATCGTGGCGGACGCTGGAGCACGGTCACAAGGTGCAATGGCAGGTAGTGCTATCGCTGCTGGTGTTGCTGTCCCTGCTGTAATGGGTATCCCTTATGTTGGATGGTTAGCAGGCGGATGGGCATTGCTACTAGGACAGAAAGCAGGTTCAGAACTGGGGTCCCAAGTTGGCACAGTATTTAATGACTGCTAATGGAGATTCCTGAAGTGAATGTGAGGGGGTTGAATGTTAATGGCATCAACATCCCCACAAATCTAATTAATGACATTCCCGATATGCCTGACTGGTTGACTTCTAGTCCACCACAGGCAATCCCTTTATACCCACCTGTCACCACACAGGTGGGTGTTCCTGTTATTGATATGCCTGGATGTGTAGAGGCACATGAACAGGATGATGGTAAGAATAGCGTACTGAAATCAGACGATCCTAAGGGTGTCAGGGTGTACTGTGACGCAGGTATGCCGTCGTTTGGTGTTATGGATTACAACAAGGATGACCTAACGTTTACAGGTCCCCCAGTAGTTGCACCAAAATTAGCACCAAAACAACCAGAACTGGAAGCATCAGGACCACCAGTGGTGCCAACAAAAACGCCACCACCTGTAACAGCAGTGACGGCGGAGGAGCAACAGTGTGAGTGGTACTCAGAATTATTAGCAAGTGATCCAAGATGTATTCAACCATCGTTTGCTGAAAAGTATTTACCTCCAATGGAGATGGTAACTACCACAGCAACGATTGCTATAGTAGCAACATCAACTGCTATCTTTGCTAAACCTATTGCAGATCTGCTATTGAAAGCAGTCAAACCTACAGTAAAGAAAGTTATCAAGAAGATAAAAGAAAAACTAGGTAAGAAAGTTAAGGTTGAGTCTGTGTATGAGCGTCAGAAGTGGCAGCGTTCTCTGAAGAAATAACAGGAATGCTATGAATGTGTTGTTGAATCTGTGAAGGTGGTGCTACAACTTGCACGTCTGCACATATAGTGGCGTATTTTGTACCAGGAGCGAAACGAATTCCCTTCTGCAATAATTCTCCACAATTTTTAAGTCTCGCGATCTCAAAGTCTAATCTTTTATTAGCAAGGACTTGAGATCTCATACTGTTGTGCTTGGTTGCTGCCTCTTCACACAAGTTTTGCTGCTTTTTATTCAAAGGAATAGACCAGGTAGCAGAGAAACCTATACCTAAACTGTAGTTATCCTTTTGTCCTGTTCTAGTTTTTTTAGTGAAGAGAATGTCACCAGGATTATCAATCAAACCGTCCTCATTTAGATCACTGATATCGTATACTGGATCATTAAAGTATGGTTCGTATGGTTTTGCTTGACTTGCACTCGCTGTCACATAGGGTGTCAAGTTCAATGTACTACCCTGACAGGAGATACCATCTCCATATGTGTTAGTGATGTATGGTCCTTGTAAAACCTGAATAGCTTGGTTGGTAACTGAGCCTGAACTATTTGCGATTGGAGCCGCAGTTGCACTTACTCCCCCCACAGTTTCCGCAACCGCAGGTAGAACATTGGTGAGTTGTGTTAGACATAGTGTTATTGGGAGAAAATACTTGTAGTGTCCGTGACGCTGGTTATTTCTGTCGTTCTTTGAATAATCGTTTGATTTTGTAATCCTGGTCCGCTGTAAGTTTCCGTAAACTGAAACGCTGCTCCTGGTATTGTTTGTGTGTATTGCGGTTTGCTTGTCACTCCCGTCCATGTCGATGTCACTCCATCAATAGTTACATTAGTAGACCCCGTACCTGGGGATAAGTTACCATTCACAGTAACACCAGTACCCGTGGCGGAATACTGATACCCTGTCGAATAGTCCATAGAATTTATGGTCTCAGTTACCTTACTGGTCGTCTCCGTGTGGCTGCTCATACTTCCCTGGGTGAAGTTTGGGACCACGGGGACCGCCTGGGCAGGAGCAAGTATGACACTTACACCCACCGCAGACATCACAGACCAAAATGTTATCTTTCCAGAATGGGTCATCTCTTACACCACCCTTAGTGTGCAATAGTAATCTCCGACACAAATTGTCCCGTGGCAGATGTGCCTGCTCCACCAGCCGTTACGGCGATGGCACCTGCTGAAGTTATAGTACCCGCAAGTGTGGAAGCAGTTCCAGCAGCAGTGGACGTTTGTGATGAGAAATTACCGACCTGACCTACAGTAGGAGCAGAAGTGCTAACTGCATCGCCTTGTGTGTATGACTGACTGTATGAAAATGCATTTCCATCAGTGTGTTGTGAGGCAGCAATTGCTCCAGGTGCCATTATTCCTGAGGTGATTGCTCCTGTGGATATGGTTCCTGCAGTTGTACCGTCTGTGGTATTAATACCAGTACCAGAAATACTATAGGAAGACCCGATCCTCGAAACTTGAGTCGCGGCGGCGTTAACATTGAGTTGAACGCTACTGGACATCTTTGATGTAATATCGGCATGTGCTGGTGCCGTCATCGCTATCATTCCAAAAAGCACGAATGCTTTTCTCATTTGTTGCCAATCAATATCGTGTGCTAGCTCTATTTATCAGATAGATTTTTCTAGAAATCCGAATGATATAGATCGGTATACACCCTATACAATCTTTGTTATCTTTTAATAAATATATCGGTTGCCTTCGGGGACCACACAATACAATCTCGCTTTATAAGGAGAAGTTACATGGACCTTACTAGATGGACATCGAAAGATGTCGATAAGATTTTTGATGCTGCAAACAGATACAGTGTCGGACTAGATGATATCTTCTATCGATTGCATTCATATGGATCGAATCATCCTGGAGGACAATATCCTCCATACAATATCGTCAAAGAATCAAATGTTAAATGGCGTATTGAAGTAGCACTTGCTGGATGGGATCCAAAAGATGTTGAGGTAACTACTGAGTCAAATGTACTCTTAGTAAAATCTGTTGCATCTAAGAATGATATTGAAGATGATGAGTATGTGCATCGTGGATTGTCTTCACGCACGTTTGCTAGGGGATTCAACCTGAGTGATGATGTCGAAGTAGGCACAGTCAGTTTCACTAATGGATTACTCGTGGTAGAATTACAAAGAATCATTCCAGACCATCAGAAACGAAAGGTGTATGAAATTAGTTCTCAAATTTCTAACGAATCCAGGGACACTGACCTCCCTGACGCTGCTGGGGATGATAGCACTGATAGGAATGCTTCATAACCATGCCCACTTCTCTATGAATCAAGATGCAGATGCCTATGTTAGACAGTGGTGTAGATCATCAGCAGAAAACAAAAAGACCTGTATCAGTTATGGTGGAAACATGGACTACTAAACGACCTATATAATTCACAACCGAAGAGACCACCCTTGTGGTCTCTTTTTTGTTTGGAGTTGTTATGAACATGTATGTTAATCTGTGTCCTAAGTACACGGAAAACTCGGAAACCGTTACGGTGGACGTGCCAACTGAATATGTCGATCACCTAATGCAATATGTGCACATCCTTGCAGATGAAAGAAATCAAACAGCAAGGAAAGCATTAGTTGACATTGTGCGCTATAGTTTTAATACATTAATGGAGAAAGAAAATGACCGTAAAAGTCGTAAGAATGGTCAACGGCGAAGACGTGATCGCTGACATCAAGGAGATTCGTAAAGACGAGGATACCCCTGGTGCTGTAGCATACATGTTTGAAAAACCATACTCAGTGCAGATCTTAGAATCCACTGAGATGTTGTTTGAAGACCGTCCCGCGACTGAGGCACCACAGAAGGTTAACGACCTTAACCTGAAGTTCTATCCTTATTGTCCACTCTCAAACAAACCTGAGATTGTGGTCGCAGTCCACCAGGTTGCCCTTATCTATGACCCTCACCCATCAGTGGTGGGAAAATACCTTGAACTAATTAAAGCAATGGAGAACGACAATGCAGGAAACTTTGAAGTTGATTATTCTCACAAACCACCTGTATCTACTGGGGAAAGTGACGGAGTTGGATGAGGAACCTAGTTACCTCATTGAACAATGCTACAAAGTAATGGGTGATGATCAACTGGAACAGTATCCCCTCTACACAGATCAGCGTTACATGTTCTTGACTTCTGACGTGGTTTTGAGTATAGTAGATCCATCACCTAAGGTGGCGGACCTGCACTCAAAAACATCTGGATGAAGTTCTATACAAACGTTTTACTACTGGGCGACAACATCCTCTATCGTGGGTATGAGAATGGGCAGGAGGTCAAGTACCGTGATCGGATCCGACCGACCCTGTTCTTTGTCACGCAGGATCAGAGGAAGGAGTCACCATATCGTACCCTTGACGGTCGGTATGCCCACCCACAAAAATTTGATGGTGCACGGGATGCCCGTGAATTCATTCAAAGATATACTGCTGTAGAAGGCATTGAGGTTCATGGTTACGAACGATTCGTTTACCAGTGGATCTCTGAAAAGTATAAGGGACCTGTTGACTTCGATATGAAACAGATGAAGATCTGGACTATCGATATTGAGGTTGCCTGTGAGAATGGATTCCCCGATGTACAAGCATCCGCTGAGGAAATGCTGTGTATCACGATGAAAAACGTGAACACAAAGGAAACCATTACATGGGGAACCAGAGAGTTTACTTCTACTGAGACAGAATACCGTGTGTTCTGGACTGAACAGGAGATGTTAAAGGATTTCCATAGTTGGTGGGTGGAGAATACACCTGATGTGATCACTGGTTGGAACTGTAACCTGTATGACATCCCATATATCTGCAGACGCATAGAGCGTGTGCTGGGTGAGAAGTGGATGCGTTCACTATCACCATGGAACAAGGTAGACTTACGTGAGATCGTCATCAAAGGTCGTGAAAACCTTGCATATGAAATTGCTGGGGTAACGATCTTAGATTACATTGATCTATATCAGAAGTTTACTTATACTAACCAGGAAAGTTATCGACTAGATCACATTGCATATGTTGAACTAGGTCAGAACAAACTAGATCACAGTGAGTTTGAGAACTTCAAAGCGTTCTACACTTCTGACTGGCAACGATTTGTAGAGTACAACATCCAAGACGTTAACCTAGTTGACCGTCTTGAAGATAAGATGCGTTTACTTGAGTTGGCACTTACCCTAGCGTATGACGCTAAAGTGAACCTATCTGATGTGTACTCTCAGGTTCGTATGTGGGACACGTTGATCTACAATGACCTGAAGGGACGTAACATTGTTGTGCCCCCGAAGATCACTACCAAAAAAGATGATAAGTATGCAGGTGCATATGTAAAAGAACCAGTGCCAGGTATGTATGACTGGGTTGTTTCCTTTGACCTTAACAGTCTGTATCCACACCTGATCATGCAATACAATATCTCACCCGAGACGTTGGTTGATGATAGGTTCCCTGGTATTACAGTAGATAAATTACTGCAGAAGGAGATCACTCCCGACCCTAACTACTGTGTCTGTGCTAATGGTGCACAGTATCGTAAAGATGTACACGGGTTCCTCCCCGAAATAATGCAACGGATCTATGAAGAACGAAAGATCTATAAGAAACAAATGCTTGCCGCTAAGCAATCTCTTGAAAATGCCACCACACCTGAGGAGACCTTGGCACTACAAAAATCTGTGTCAAGATTCAACAACATCCAAATGGCAAGAAAGATCCAACTCAACTCTGCCTATGGTGCCATCGGAAACCAATACTTCCGATACTACTCTTTGGCAAATGCTGAAGCGATTACTCTATCAGGACAGGTAAGTATCCGATGGATTGAAACTAAGATGAATACTTACCTTAACAAATTACTTAAGACAGATGATTTTGATTACGTTATTGCTAGTGACACTGACTCTATCTACCTCAATATGGGTCCTTTGGTTGAAACTGTATTCGCGAAGCGAGAGAAAGGCAGTGCGAGCATTGTTGGGTTCCTTGACAAGGTGTGTGAAGTGGAACTTGAAAAGTATATCTCGAATTCTTACCAAGAATTGGCAACCTATGTAAATGCATACGAGCAGAAGATGTTCATGAAGCGTGAGACTATCGCTAACAAGGGCATCTGGACTGCTAAGAAGAGATACATCCTTAATGCATGGGACATTGAGGGTGTTCGTTTTGAGAAACCCAAACTAAAAATGATGGGTATCGAAGCAGTCAAGTCTTCCACTCCTGGTGCATGTCGCACGAAGATTAAGGAAGCACTTGAGATCATGATGAGTGGCAGTGAAGATGAACTGCAGAAGTTTGTCTCAGACTTCCGTCAGAAGTTTGAAGTCATGCCACTAGAAGATATTGCATTCCCTCGTGGTTGCAATAACATTGCCAAGAACAGTTCGCCGCACTCAATCTATGGCAAGTCATGTCCCATCCATGTACGTGGAGCACTGCTCTACAATCACTACATGAAAAAGCATAAGTTAACACATAAGTTTCCTCTAATCCAGGAGGGAGAGAAGATCAAATTCTTGTACCTACGCAAACCAAACCGTATTAACGAGAACGTCATCTCCTTTTTCCAAACACTTCCTACAGAATTCGGACTTGACAAACAAGTGGATTACGAACTACAATTTCAGAAGAGTTTTCTCGACCCACTCAAGGCAATCCTTGATACAATGGGTTGGCACCATGAACCGCAAGCAACCTTGGAGTTTTTATTCGGATGACATCATCATTTTTCGCTGATATAGTACAGGAGTTAGACAATGACTACGCTGGTGTGGTCAGTGATGGCGTTGCTGCAGGCGACGTTAGTAGTTTTATTGACACTGGGTCTCATATACTCAATGCCTTACTTAGTGGTTCCATTTTTGGAGGTCTTCCTGCAAACAAAATCACCGCTCTTGCAGGAGAATCAAGCACTGGAAAGACTTTTTTTGCTCTTAGTATCGTTCGTTCTTTCCTTGAGTCTAATCCTAATGCTGGAGTCTTTTATTTTGAGTCAGAATCCGCCATTTCTAAGTCGATGATTGAGGAACGAGGTATCGATTCCAATCGTATGTACCTCGTTCCTGTTGTGACTGTGCAGGAGTTCAGGACTCAAACATTGAAAGTTCTGGACAGGTACCTTCAGCAACCCGAGGCAGATCGTCAACCTATGTTGTTTGTTCTGGACTCACTGGGTATGCTATCTACCACTAAAGAGATTGAGGACTCTGAAGCAGGCAAGGAGACTAGGGATATGACTCGTGCTCAGGTAGTTAAGTCTATCTTCCGTGTTCTTACCTTGAAACTTGGTAAGGCAGGTGTTCCCCTATTGGTTACTAATCACACCTATGATGTGGTTGGTGCATATGTACCCACGAAAGAGATGGGTGGTGGTAGCGGACTCAAGTACGCTTCTTCTAACATTATTTTCCTGTCTAAATCTAAAGAGAAAGACGGTAAGGAAGTGATTGGCAACCTCATCAAATGTAGAGCACAGAAATCACGACTCACAAAGGAGAATTCTCTTGTTACAACACGTCTATACTATGACGCTCGTGGACTTGACAAGTATTACGGACTATTGGAACTGGGTGAGAAGTATGGAATCTTCCCAAGGAAGGGGAATAGGGTGGTTGTTGGGGAATCTAGTGTTTTCCCTTCTGTTATTCTTGCCAATCCTGAGAAATATTTCACGCCCGAAGTAATGCAAGCACTCGATGAATCTGCAAAGAAGGAGTTTGGATATGGATCTTAAGGACTACATCAAAGTCTACGATGATGTTCTAGATGTAAATCTATGTCGTAATGCAATTAAGATTGCAGAGGGCACTGAGAGTGAACGATGGGATCAGGATGGACGACCATCGTTTAACATGATCAACATCACTCTAGAAGCAGAAAAGAATAATCATCATGAGTGGACGAAAGTACATAATGAATTAATTGTTGCTATCAAGTATGCTTCCGAGAGGTACATGATTGAGATGGAGTTAAACGATAGGTTCCCACCCAAGAATACTATTGAACAGATTCGTCTCAAACACTATGAGGCGAATGTAATTGATAGGTTTGACACTCATGTGGATATTGGTGACCATGATTCCGCTCGACGCTTTCTTGTGCTATTCTTTTACTTGAACGATGTGGAGGAAGGAGGAGAGACAGTCTTTAACAGTCTGGATTACTCTGTAAAACCAAAGCAAGGCAGCGTTCTTATCTTCCCACCAACATGGATGTATCCTCACGCTGGTCTTAAACCCGTCAGCAATGACAAGTATATCGTTGGCACTTATCTTCACTACGTCTAATGCAGATTGAAACTATCGTTCTCAGTAAACTCATCCTTGATGAACCTTACTGTAGAAAAGTCTTGCCTTTCATCAAGCAAGAATATTTCGATGACTACACAATGAAGGTGATCTTTGACGAGATCGCTACTTACGTTGATAAATATGAGGGTTTGCCAGAAGCAACAGCAGTTGCCATTGAAGTTGAAAAACGCAAAGATGTAAACGAATCAACTTACAAAGAAATTATATCGTTCCTTGATAACCTAGACAGGGATCAATACAACAATGAATGGTTGTATGATACCACTGAAAAGTGGTGTAAGGAACGGGCGATCTATATTGCTCTTATGGACAGTATTAAGATCGCTGATGGGCAAGATAAAACACGCAGCAAGGACGCAATTCCGTCTATCATGTCGGATGCACTTGGTGTTTGTTTTGATGATCATGTTGGACACGATTACTTACAAGACTCAAATGACCGTTACGACTTTTACCACAGAAAAGAGGAGAAGATTCCCTTTGATCTCGACTATTTTAACAAAATCACAAAAGGTGGTCTCTCTAATAAAACTCTCAACATCGCTCTTGCTGGTACAGGCGTCGGGAAGTCTTTATTCATGTGCCACTGCGCTGGTGCCTCACTCTTGCAAGGGCTCAACGTTCTCTACATTACATGTGAGATGGCAGAGGAGAAGATTGCTGAGCGAATTGACGCCAACCTCTTGGACGTTTCGATCCAAACGTTGAGTGACCCTCTGTTTACTAAAGCAAAGTATCAGAATAAGATCGATGTCTTGAATAAAAAGACTCAGGGTAAACTTGTTATCAAGGAGTACCCAACTGCATCAGCAAACTCAAATCACTTCAAGAGTTTGCTTAACGAATTGAGTTTGAAGAAGGGGTTCAAACCCCATATCATCTTTGTTGACTACCTCAATATCTGTGCTTCGTCACGTTACAAAGGAAACATTGTCAACTCATACACATATGTTAAGTCAATCGCTGAAGAACTCCGTGGTCTTGCTGGTGAGTTCAACGTTCCTATCGTTAGTGCTACTCAGACTACGCGATCAGGTTATGGGAATTCTGATGTAGAGATCACTGATACCAGTGAATCCTTTGGTCTACCTGCAACTGCTGACATCATGTTTGCTCTCATCTCTACCGAAGAGATGGAGAACTTAAATCAAATTATGGTCAAGCAGTTGAAGAATAGATATAACGACCCCACCATGAACAAACGCTTTGTCATAGGCATTGACAGAGCGAAGATGAGGTTGTATGATTGTGATCAATCCCAACAAAACATCATTGACTCTGGTCAAGATGGTGCTGTGGACATGCCTATGAAGAAATCTTTCGCTGAATTAAAAGTATGACTAAAGCAACCAATGATGCCAACTCTAATGAAGAAATGGCAAAGAAAGCAGAACAGTTCTCGTCTAAGACACAGGACAAAGTGGAGAACATGGCGGCGGACGCTGAAGACATTCGTGACTCAGCTTACACAAATGCGGATGATGTTGCCAACGATGAGCGTGTCACGGGTGCCTATGAAACGAAGAAACGCATTAAGTCGAAGACTGCGGAGAAGCGTTCTGGCAAAAAGATTGAGAAGTTTGAGATCGATCTTGACAAATACATGGAGTTTGTTGATCAAACAACCTCACGTCATTCACAAACGACTGCTGATTACCAAGAACGTATTGAGGAGTTGGTTGCGAGTGGGTGCAATCTTGCCAGACTTGATACTGCTGCAAGTGGTCTTGTTGCGGAGGCAGGTGAATTCATGGAGATTGTCAAGAAGATCAAGTTCCAAGGCAAAGCGTATGACGAACCGAACAAAGAACACCTTCAGAAAGAACTCGGTGATATTATGTGGTACGTCGCTCAAGCGGCACACGCACTAGGTGTTCGTCTTGATGACGTGATCTATCTCAACACACTGAAACTGGCAGCACGTTATCCTACTGGTGAGTTTACTGTTGAGCACTCTGAACACCGTAAGCAAGGAGACATCTAATGGACGGAGCAGTACACGCTTGGAACTCTATGTCCTACGGGGAGGGGTTCCTCTTCTCCGTTTGGATCTTGGGGATGTATTATGTCAAGTTAAAAATGGATAAAAGGTTTGGACGTTGAGAAAGCACTTCGGGTTTGGAAGTATTCGTTGGGAAGTTATTCTGATGACAAAACAAAACCCTACGATAACTACATTGCTATTGTACGAAGTGTTTTATTTCTAAGTTATCTTATTACTAATTGTTTTATTATTGGCGGAGTAATCCGACACTGGAATCCTATGAAATTTACTGAAGAAGGACTGAGCCAAGCATACGTTGATCTTGGGTGGGACGTATTCAAAGATGATATTCATGTTGAGATCGGTGGCACCCAAGTGAGTGGCATTGAACAACCTGAGGGTTACAATAAGAAGTGGTCATCTCAAAAGGATGATCGCAAGTATAATAAAGATGCATTCATTATCATTAAGAATCGCTCTCGTGATGACCTTGTTAAATCACAACCCATGGATAGAGAACACAAACCTCAGCATCCATACTCTCCTGTGAAAGAGAAAGACATTGTTGTTAACATGGATGGCGGTGTTGGTGGATCATGGGAAGTTAAAGAAGATTAATAAATAGGAGGGTAAACCCCTCCTTTTTTCATGGCAAGAACTATTAAAGAGGCATGGGCTGACTATAAAAGACATTATGCATCTGGGTTTGAATCTCTCGCTAAGAAAGAAATACCTGTGTATGATGGAGCAGTTAGCAGACATAAAGTAGGAACAATCAGGAAGGGTACACCCGTACATGTGAAACCCCTTACTGGGGATAACTATGTTCCAAAGATTGAAGTTATATACAATGGAGATAAGCATGGGTGGATTCTTACCACTGCCCTAGGTAAACCTGGTCAGGGTGCCAAGGGTAAGAAGAAGAACTGTCCCATGAAACCTCAGGACTTTGAGGGTATTGCAGGTATCAGAATAGGATTCAGTGCATACTATAGGAAAGTCCTGAACGCTATCGATAGACGTGATGATCTACCGATGGTATTGAAAACATATCTGAAAGAACTGACCGAGTATTGCATGCACCATGGTCCTGCTGCCAGACGTGAACTCACTGAGGCATATGCAGAACTATCTAAGAGTGAATACATCTCATGCATGAGTGACATCGAGAAAGACTTCTCTGAGATTACTGCACCACTATGTGTATTGGAACGTGGTAGTGGTGAACTAGCGAAGTTGGGATTCCCAAATCTAGATAAGGCAACGTCTGAAGTCTTCATCCCTACAGAGGGTAACTTTGCCCTGGTTGACTTCATGCTGTATGACAAAGATGATAGGGAGTATCAGTTCTCAGTTAAAAAGATTAGTAAGACTACTAACGTAGTCAAACCACAAGATATTATTAACCTACTGGACCAGTCAAAGTCATCTGCTAGATGGGTAAAGGACTATAAAAAAACATTTGAATATAAATTACTGAAAGTATTGGCAGATAATAATGTCCGAATGGGATCCTTTAAGGCGTTGGAACTCTGTTGTACTGAGGGCAGGATCAAAGCACACATCCCTGCTGAGGTGGTGAACAATATTCAGAAGATGATTAAGGACGGTGACCCTGGTGAGACAGATATAGAAGTGGTACATGACCTATGGTGGAAACTGGCAGAGGTGTTCTATAATGAAGCCATCGATTACTGGACCGCTCCTAAACACTCCTCTGGCATCGTTGGAATCGCAGCACTCATCTGTCAAATCATGCTTCGTAAACTCAGTGCAGACAAAAAACTCATCACCTTCCGCGACATTATGACTGAGTTTGTTATGCGTGAGGTGGTCTACTACAAGTTCGCTGCCCCTGGTGGTATCCCAAATTTCTACATGGAGAATCATTTGAGCAACAATCTGAAACCGACAGATAATTTTTATTTGAGGGAGAAGTCAACTATTGGTAATCCATATCGTGACAAAGTGGGGGTACAACCATGAGTAAGAATACTCACCTAGAACACCTAGAAGATGACATCTTCAACAACGGTTACGCTGGTGCTATGAATGCTATTGCATTTCTAACATCACTTCGTGACATGCTGACCACTGGTAAAGGTGGTACACAGACCAAGGTTACTGTCAAGTGGGACGGTGCACCTGCTATCTTCTGTGGTACTGACCCTCAGGTTGGTGCATTCTTTGTTGGTACAAAGTCTGTCTTTGCCAAGGGAGAACCCAAGGTATGCTATACCAATGAGGACATTGATATGTGGTATGGTGACCACCCTATCAAAGACAAACTCAAGATGTGTTTGTCCCAGTTGTCTAAGTTACCTATCCAAGGTGTTATCCAAGGTGACCTGCTATACACATCGACTCCACCGCTAGTCACCATGGGTGGTAAGAAGTGCTACAAGTTCCGTCCTAACACAATTACATACTGTGTTGAGAAGGATACTCTCATGGGTAAAAAGGTTGCTGCTAGTCAACTAGGTATCGTGTTCCACACTAGGTATGTTGGTGCATCTCTTCCTGAGATGTCTGCTAGTTTTGGTGTTGATGTTAGTGGTCTACAAGGTGTTGGTTCTGTTGCGGTATTCTCTGCTCAGTTTGATAACGTCAACGGCAAGGCAAACCTCAGCAATACAGAACTGATCAAGATCAACAACAGCATCAGGGTTGCTAAGCAAAACCTCCTTACAGGTAAGAACTTCTTGAATGTTGTTGGTGGTGGTAAGAAATCCTTTGACTATGCTGCTGTCTTTAAGATCTACTTCAATGATGTCATCAGACGTGGTACCATTCCTAGTAGTTCTCAAGCGATGACTACTGGGTTTATCAAGTTCTTATCTTCTAGATATGACAAGGAAATCGATAAGAAAAAGACAGAGAAATCTAAGAAGGATTGGGAAAAGAAAAAGGCAGACGCCATTACTTACCTAAATAATAACAAGAGTGTTATCTATGCTTCACTTTCTGGTTTCAAAAATTTGATGACTGCTAAGGAGCAGATCATCAATCGCTTGAAACGAATTGAAGGCGTTGGCACTTTCCTTGAAGATGAAAATGGTTATCGAGTTACAAGTCCTGAAGGTTTTGTTGCCATCAAGGACGGAGGCGCGGTAAAATTAGTTGATAGACTAGAGTTCTCTAGAGCAAACTTCACAGTAGCAAAAGACTGGGGATGAAATTTAAGAAATTCTTGATGGAAGCAGCAGCATCCGCTGCCAAAGCAACCACAAAAAAGAAAACTGAACAACCACAAGACAAGCATGTTGCCATCACGTTTGGTAGGTTTAACCCACCTCACGCTGGACATGGTAAACTGCTTGACGCTGTGAAATCTCATAGTGGAGACTCAGGAAACTATCGTGTGTACCCTTCACGCAGTCAGGATCATAAAAAGAATCCTCTGTCTGCACATGAGAAGGTTGGGTTCATGCGTCAAATGTTCCCTGACCATGAGAAAGCAATTCAAAATAATGAATCGCATAGAAACATCTTTGACATAATGCGTGACCTTAATGATGAGGGTCATGAACATGTCACTATGGTTGTTGGTGATGACCGTGTGAAAGAGTTTGAATCTCTTCTCAACAAGTACAACGGCAACCACTATAACTTCAAAAGTATTAACATTAAATCTGCTGGTGCTCGTAAGGATGATTCGGATGATCCGATCGAGAACTTGAGTGCAAGCAAGATGCGTGATCATACATCCAAGGATGATCATGATTCATTCCATGGTGGAATGACAAAGCACATGACACCTAAGCACAGCATGGCAATGATGCAGGCAGTCAAGGCAGGCATGACACCTCCCGCTAAAGCGAAGAAAGGTGCCAAG